AAGCAGAGGAGAATAAATTCAAAGTACTTAAGAAAGATAAATGGCAATACTATACTGGTAAAGCAGATCCTCAAGTCTACATTGATAAACCTTTTGATCATAAGGTTTTGAGAGCAGATGTCGATAAATATATGGACTCAGACGAAGATCTGATAAAAATATTATCCAAAGTTGATTACTACCAAGTAATGATCAGTTATTTGGATAGCATCCTGAAAAATATAAACAATCGTACATTCCAAGTTAAGAATGCGATTGAGTGGCAGAAATTTATTAGAGGATACAGTGACTGACATTACTATACGAAAAAAGAATGAAGTATATGTGACTGTGAAAACGGAACCACATATTAGTCAGGAATTATCAGACTTGTTTACGTTTGATGTTCCTGGTGCTAAGTTCATGCCACAGTATCGTAGTAAGTACTGGGATGGTAAGATTCGTTTGTTCTCTCCTGCCACTGGAGAAGTGTATGTTGGATTGGTAGATAAGATTGTTAATTGGGCAAGAAAGTCAGAGTATAGTTTAGAATTTGAGAATAATAAACATTATGGTACACCATTTGAAGAGAATGCAATAATAAGTCGAGAAGGAGTCAAAGAATACATGACTCGTATATCAAGGCACAAACCAAGAAAATATCAAGTAGATGCTGTATATGATGCATTAAAATATAATCGTAAACTTCTTGTATCACCTACTGCATCAGGTAAGTCTTTGATGATATATGCTGTAGTAAGATATTTTGTAGAGACTAAAAAGAAAGTATTACTAGTTGTTCCTACTACATCACTAGTAGAACAGATGTTCAAAGATTTTGAGGACTATGGTTGGAATGCAGATGATTATTGTCATAGAATATATTCTGGAAAAGAAAAGACAAATGAATTCCCAGTTACAATTACGACTTGGCAATCTATCTACAAACTAAAGAGACCATTCTTTAAAGACTTTGATGTTGCAATTGGAGATGAGGCACATTTATTCAAGTCAAAATCTCTTGTAAGCATTATGACAAAGATGGATAGTGCAAAGTATAGATATGGGTTTACTGGTACTTTAGACGGTTCACAGACTCATAAGTGGGTCTTAGAAGGATTATTTGGGCCATCATACAAGGTAACTCAAACTAAAGAACTAATTGATAAAGGGCATCTATCCAAATTACAGATTCGTGTTCTTCTTATGAAGCACGACGCACAGAAATTTGAGACCTATGAAGATGAGTTACAATACATTATAGGACATCCAAAAAGGAATAACTTTATTAAAAATCTAGTATTAGATTTGAAAGGTAACAGTCTTGTTCTATTCAGTCGGGTTGCCACACATGGTGAAATATTATACGAATCTATAAATAGTTCGGTAAAAGGTTCTCGAAAGGTATTCTATGTCCACGGTGGTGTAGAGGCTGAAGAAAGAGAACGAATTAGAGAGATTACTGAAAATGAAAAAGATGCAATTATTGTTGCCAGTTATGGCACTTTTAGTACTGGGATCAACATTAAGCGGCTGCACAACGTCATCTTCGCCAGTCCCTCCAAGTCCAGAGTCCGTAATCTCCAATCAATTGGAAGGGTTCTCAGGAAAGGTGACGGGAAATTAAAAGCAGTTCTGTACGATATTGCTGATGACATTAGTTATCAGCATAGAAAAAATTATACATTAAATCATCTTATTGAAAGAATTAAAATTTACAACGAAGAAAAATTTAACTATGAAATAATACAAGTTAGTTTAAAAGAAAATGGATAAAGAAGAATTTCACGCAGTATTAAAATTAGTTTCTGGGGAAGAAATATTTGCTAAAGTTTGCCCATGCGAAGAAGAAGACAAAACTCTTCTTATATTAGAATCGCCAGTTATATTTGAAATGGTTAGTATACGTCAAGCAGGAATACAAGCACTTAAAATTCATCCTTGGCTTAAAATGAGCGATGACCCTGTTTTAGTTATGAACATGCAAAATGTAATGACAATGACTGAAGTAAATGATAAACATATGATAACATGTTATAATAAATTTTTAAGAGATAAAAATAGAGTTTCTAATGAAACAGATTTAAATCCAAATATGGGTTTTTTATCTTCTATATCTGATGCTAGAATATTTCTAGAAAAGCTCTATAAATCTAATGATAACAAATCTAGCTAAGTTATCTCCTGAACTTCGACAAAGTTATTCTACTGTTACTTTGTAACCTTGTCAAGAGCTTATAATTATGTTATAATAAAAACACTATCCATTAAGGGAAGAGTATGCAATGCCAAGAGGAAAACGTAAATCAGAACATTATGTAAATAACAAAGAGTTCTTAGAAGCAATTGTTATATACAGAAATAAGTGTATAGCAGCAGAAGAAGCAGGTGAACCAAGACCTCGTATCACGAATTATCTTGGAGAGTGTTTTCTTAAAATAGCAACTCATCTATCTTATAAACCAAACTTTGTTAATTATATGTTCCGTGAGGACATGATTTGTGATGGTATTGAGAACTGTGTTCAGTATATAAAGAATTTTAATCCAGAAAAGTCTTCCAATCCTTTTGCGTATTTTACTCAAATAATACATTATGCCTTTCTTCGTAGAATTCAAAAAGAGAAAAGGCAGATGGATATAAGAGCAAAAATTATTGAAAGATCTGGTTTTGATGAAGTTATGAGTGCTGATGGAGATTATAGTGCTTCTGACTATAACACTATCAAGGAAAATATACAATCGAAACTTTATTCATGAAACTAACTCAAGAAGTTATTGACAAAATCCAAGAAGCAATGTATCATACCAAACTAAATGGTGAGGTTAATTGGCAAGATGGTGATGAAATTGATGTTTGTCTCGCTGGTGCTTATGCAGGTGATAAATTCATCAGCATTATAAACAGGACACGAAGCAACACCACTAAAAAATGAAAATTGCTTTAATAACTGACACCCACTATGGGGCCCGTAAAGGGAGTAAAGTTTTTCATGATTACTTTCAGAAGTTTTATGATGATATATTCTTTCCCACATTAAAGGAGAGAAAAATTAAGAATGTAATCCATCTTGGAGACTCATTTGATAATCGTAAGAGTATTGATTTTTGGGCATTAGATTGGGCAAAGGAGCACGTATATGATAAGTTTAAAAAGTTAAAGACAAAGGTTTATACTATAGTAGGTAATCATGATGTTTATTATAAGAATACGAATGAAGTAAATGCAGTAGATTCTTTATTGGCATCTTATAATAATATAATCAGGTATTCTGGCCCTACTGAAATTGATATAGAAGGATTTAAAACATTACTTCTTCCTTGGATATGTCAGGATAATTATGAGGAAACTGTAGAAGCAATTAAAAAATCTAAATGTAGATCAGTATTTGGTCATCTAGAATTGAATGGTTTTGCATTATTTCCTGGTCAAGTAATGACTCATGCTGTTAGTGGATTAGATGTATCTGATTTTAAAAAATTTGACGTAGTATTTTCTGGTCATTATCATACAAGATCAAATGATGGGAAAGTATTCTACTTAGGAAATCCTTATCAAATGTATTGGAATGATGCAGGAGATGCTAGAGGATTTCATATATTTGATACAGAAACTTATAATTTAGAGTTTATACGAAATCCATATGCTATCTTTGAAAGATTGTATTATGAGGATACAAATTATAAAATGTTTGATGCTAGGCATTTGAAGGATAAAATTGTAAAGGTTATTGTTCGTAAAAAATCTAGTCAGTTGGATTTTGATAAGTATATTGATAAAATTGATAAAGCAGGATGTTATGATCTTAAGGTAGTTGAGAATTTTAATATTGATGATGAAGAGGTAGAGTTTTCCTCCGATGAATGCGAAGATACGTTAACACTTTTAAATAAATATATTGAAGAGTCCGAATTCGATTTAGATAAAGAAGTAGTGAAAGACATTATGAAGGACGTTTACAGGGAGGCTTGTGAGTTCGAGTAATGTTTATCCTTACTATTAAAGGACAGGAAGAAGAAGGTGCTTATGCTGTCGCTGATCAAGATGGTGAGAGAGCATTGTATATGTTTGAAGAAGAGGATGATGCAGAAAGATATGCTGGATTATTGGAAGCAGAAGATTACCCACCTATGACTGTAGTAGAAGTTGAAGATCAGCTTGCAATAAAGACCTGTAACGTGTATAATTACCGATATGTCATCATTAGTGAAGATGATTTTGTGATCCCTCCGAGAGAGAATGATTTTATTCAAAAAAATAAGATGGCGTAATTTTCTCTCTACAGGGAATCAATTTACCGAAATAGATCTTATAGGTGCATCTACTAATTTAATTATTGGAACTAATGGTGCTGGTAAGAGTACTATTCTTGATGCTCTTACATTTGCATTGTTTAATAAACCATTTCGCAAGATAACAAAGGGTCAGTTAGTTAATACAATTAATGAGAAAGAATGTATAGTTGAAATAGAATTTTCTGTTGGTAAGACAGAATGGAAGATAGTAAGAGGTATTAAACCTAATGTATTTGAAATTTATAAAGATGATAAAATATTAGATCAAAAATCTGCAGCAAATGATCAGCAGAAGTGGTTGGAAGAACAAGTATTAAAGTTAAACTATAAGTCATTTACACAGATTGTAGTATTAGGTAGTGCATCATTTGTTCCTTTTATGCAATTGTCTGCACCCAATCGTAGAGAAGTTATTGAAGATCTTTTAGATATTAAGATATTCTCTGTTATGGGATTGATGCTTAGAGAAAGAATTAGAGGATCTAATGAAAGATTGCGAGAACTTTCTATCAGAAATAATCTTGTAGAAGAGAAGATTGATATGCAGAAAAGTTTTATTGAAGAGATAGAAGCAACTGGAAAGAAAGATATAAGTGAAAAGAAAAAGAAACTAAAAGAAATCAATGGAGAGATTAATGCATATGAAGGGGAGTTACAAGAGATGAGTGATGAGTTA